CGATCACCTTCACTAAGTTGATTTATATTTTCAGGTTCTCCCACACCTGCTTCCCTAATTGCGCTGCCAGATCTCTTTCTTTCATGCTCGTAAATATGACCGTTCAGGGCAATACCTAAAGGTTTCCTAAAAATACCAACATCAGTAAATGCTGTTCGCTCAAGTTGACCTATGCTCCACCAGTTCTCTGCATAGTTCCAGATTACATACCTGTCTATGTCCGATCCTGCAGAAGATACATAGAACCACCAGATCTCATTGTTTAGTGAATTTGCTACTGCATAAAAAAGATCATCTTGTACAACATTTAAATCATCGGAAATATACTTAGAAACATCACAAGGTAGTGGTCTGACACTACCGTCATACATGAAGAAATTTCCGTTGTAACTCATCCAAACAGCAAATCCTGCAACTGAAGCAACTGCTTGCCTTGAAATAATTCCGCAGGACGATGCAATATTCCTCCTTGAGTAAATGTAGGGAGGTCCGATATACCGCATTTCGTGAACGTCCACATCTGTGTTGATCAGTATCACATTTCCAACTTTAGTTGCTGAACGTATCTTGCCTGTAGTGTCAATCTCAAAACTTCCTGCATCATTTGTGGCAGCAGCAGTCCAAGCATTATCTGAGGAATCTGTCGTGTTTGAATAATTCTCTGAAGTACACCACTCAATTCTCTTAGGATTAGCATCTGCACCAAATGCAATCAGGTGACGTTCCTTAGAAACTAGGATACAAGTGTTCTGAGTGGGAGCATAGGTAGGGTTAACTTCAGCAGCTACTGTTGCTAGTGGATCTGTTGCACTAGGATTCCAGTAATAAATCTTACCGTCTGAATCAGAACATGCTATCAGGAATTCCCCCCACAGGTCAAAAGACCAAAGATTTGCTGAAGTGACTAAAGAAGTAGTCGCAGTGTAGTCATCTCCAAAGTTCCGGGCTTTTGAAATCGTGACTGCTTCTCCTGCTGCGTCATCATCTAAGTTTGATGCTGCTACTGTGATCTTTGCAGCAGTTATTGCAGTTATCCTGTGAGAATTTGCATAGGTTTTGTTGTTGTTCGATCCTCCTCCAGTAAAACCACTCACTTGAATCAGGTCACCCGAAGTTGCTGCAGAAATAGTTGAAGCAGTGTAAGTTGCGGAAGCTAAAACCGTTGTTCCGTTGTAAGGGCCGCTGCCAAATCCTGTACCAACTGCAGAGGAGTCATTCCCTGCAACAAACCCCGAAGGTGTAACATCAGAAGGTGTGCTTGTTTTTCCTGTGTAAACATAAAGCTTTGAACTTGTACCTACTGCGATATATGAACTTTTGTTATTGTCCAAGAAGGGAAGCATAGTCCTCCCCTTCCCTGTTATTGTGGAAGATGTTGTTTTTGCCCAACCACCGATAGGTCTCAGTTTACCATTCTTCCACCGCACAAGGTTGGCATCATAGTACCTGCCTTTTGCTTCTCGGACAGAACCGTTCCTAAAAACTCCGGGTTTTAAACTAAGATCGATTAGCATTAGCCAATTAAACCTTCCTTATAAATTGTTTTACCTTTTTTCTTTACCGCAGTAAGTTCTTTCTCCCTGTTGTTACCGTCTGCTAAGTAAGAGACATGCACCCAACCTGAATCTGGTATACCGGGAGTGTAGAATTCAAGCAGGACCATATCGAAATCAAGGTTAGAAGCAATCCACTTTGCTAACTTAAAGTTGTCTAAGGCAGGACATTCAATATCTGCAGCTTCTCCTTTAACATGCTGCGACTTATCACTGCTTTTTATTGCACGATTCAAATCAAGGCAGCGATAAATTGAATTGCAATTAACCCTACCGTGTTCGTTCCTTATAGGTTGCAAAACATTGTGCGTTAGAGCACAAAGGTTGACAAGGGTTTCTTGATCCTTAACTGAGTTATCGATTCCTAATCTTTCACTTGTTGAACTTTTAGTGAATTCTTTTAAGGTGAAATTTTTAGATATCCTCATCCAATTATTACTTGGATCGTTGTTCTTCAAAAGCAGCCAAAATCTGATCGTCTAGTTTATTGGACGATTTGGAAACAGCATAACGTAAAAGCTGAAAAATAATTTCTTCTGTCATCTTCTGAGTAAAAAAGGAAGTTATAATTCCCTTAATTGACGTTGTTATTATTGGTACTAAAAATGGCATTATCTACCCCCTCCGTTTTTAACAAGTAAGTGCCGGAATTGATCTAGAGCATTCGTGTTTGCATCTAGTGATTTAGACATATTATTTAACGCTTGGTTACTGTGTTCTGCTAACTGGAAAATTCTTTCATCGTTGTCAGCATCCTGCTTTTGGAATGCCTCTCGTTCTTTCTGTGACCAAAGATCTTTCTTAAAAATATAATAGAAACTTGCAGCACAAACGACAGAAGGGACACCCACTGTCTGTAACACGGAAATCCACATTTCTACATCATCCATAGTATCCTTTCAAGGGTTAGTAAATTTATCTTTTATTACAGTCTAAAATGTTAGTGAGGTTTTTCCCCACACATTGCCAGTAAGGTTTTTTGTAATTTCTATTTGCTTCGCGTGTTCCCCTCAAGGGTTTTTCCTTAATCCAGTATCCCTTTCCTGATCCGCTTTCAGTGGCAGCACAACTAAGAAGTAGCAGGCTTGTTGATATTATCAGGATCGTTTTCATTCATTTAGGAAACTTTGCCTTTACTGCTTCACATGATTCTTGGTGTGTTGTTGTGTTATTCTTCATGTCTTTCATCAACATATCTAATTGGTTACCAACGGAATCGTAAGCTGCTGCTCGGTTTCTTGCATATTCCTGTGCTTCATATTCAGCCAATAATTTAGCTTCTTCAACTGCTATTGCATCTTTATCCAACTCAATTAGATTTCCGTCTATATCTCTAGCCTCACTCTCTCCATTTATGGTGACTACATTTGAATGTGTATTCAATATTGCTTCTTGACTCATCCTGCTAACTCCATTACTGTTATTGTTGAGGCACAATTTGAACCATACGAATCATTTGTGCCAGAAAAAGTACCTGATCTACCAATATAAACTACGTTTGGGCCACTTTGTCCCCTGAGATTAACTTGATATGTAAGTGCTACTGAACTTGCTGGCGAATCAAGATAAGTAAAAGATGCTCCATAAGAATGATTTGCATCACCAACATATCCTATTGCTCTTGTTATTGAACCTTGCCTATCGCTCGAACCAACTCCTTCAGTAACTGCCTGACCTATTTCTGTTGCTGATCCACCAGCGGGTGTTCTAAATAGATGGAATGCTCCTGTAATACCCCCAGTTGAACCAAATATGCCTATAGAAACCATAATAAAAAACTTACTTGAATCGTCGCTTGGCACATCTGTTACAACATTCAAACCAGTAATAGCTACTCCACCAACAAAAGTGTCTGATGAATAGCTTGATGGTGTTGTGTAAGTAAAGTTATCTGTCTTTGTCGTAGATTTGATTTTAATAATATGTTGAGCAGGAAACGTAGCACCGCTTCCAAGAGTCACAGTTGGATTTGATGCACCGAGTCCTCCAATATCAGACAATGTTTCAGCAGCAGTTCTACCTTCTATTTCTGTACCATCTACTCTGAGAAAATCATTATCTGCAACATTAGCATTGGCTTCTAAATGATTCCCATCAGAAATTCCTCCAGTTGCTCCTGCATTATTTATCTGAGTCTGCACATTGGATGTTACTCCATCCATGTAATCAAACTCAGCCGCAGATACTCCTGAAGAAACATAATTTGCAAGTGTTCTAGCTCGGCTCATTAGTTAATCCTCTACTGAAAGTGCTTTAAGTTGATCTGTAGTTGTACAGGTATCCACTCCTTTTGTAATATCCCTGAGTCTCTGCTTCTCTGTCACAATGTCAGTTGTGTCTGTATCCGACTCCTGTGCTTGCATAAACAGAATGTCCTGTGCTTCCAGAAGTGGTTTACGGTCTAATCTCAGACGATCTTTAGTAATATCCTTTGCCTTATTTATGTTAATTGTAATCATGCTCCGACTCCATCTGTAAGTATTGCTTCATCCACTTCCCAAGCACCCCTAAATGTAACGTCAGTAGGAATAAATGTTTTTTCCACAATCTTATATTTTAGTCCAGTTGGAACATCTTTTTGTGCAAGTTCTTCCATTGTGCCAGACCAGTTAGGTGCGGGATGAAGTATATAGACCTTATCATCTTTTTTATATATTATATTCATGAGAATATTGCTATGCTTACAGGGTTATTATTTGTTAAGCCACCACTTGAATCTCTACATTCAACTTGAAGAGAGCCAACTGACAGACTTAAATGACGAACTGTTCCACCAGTATCATGATACCCCCCTATAACAACGGCATAATTTGTATTTGCAAAATCGGAAGAAAAATTAACCGTAGTTAGTCCAGTATCTGCATGGGCCGTTGAAGAAACACCATAGGAGGATGAAATTGCATCATCCGATGAAGATTGAAAAAAATTGACCCATGCTTTTGCGACCGAGTTGTGAGTAGAATTGATACCTCCATCTGTACCTATTAATAATCCTGCCATTTTTACCTTTCTATTCTAAGAGTCAATTATAACTTCATACGAAACAATAAGATCAAGATCACTAGCAACACTTGCACTACCTTGCAAAACATCTGTTTCCATTAAATATATTGGTTTATCAATAAGAACCAAAACATCATCTGCTGGAACATTGACTGTTTTTG